TTCTTCAAATATCTCATCATACATTTCATGCATAACTAAACCTGTATTAAATACATTACTACATGTAGGTTCATATACATTAAATAAAATTGTATCTTCTGTTATGCTTTCTATAGCACTTTGTCTATAGCATACACAATTATTTGTTAAACATACATGATTTATTAATGGACAAAACTTTTGTGCAAAGTCATGATTAAACTCATCACTAAGTTTCTTTGCTAATTCAATATCAAATACTGTTCTCATAAAAGCTCGTCCAAATAATCTGGCTCAAGACCAAAATATTCATCACAAATGCCCATGGCTCCTTCCATATCGTCATCTGCAATTCTTCTTTGCAACTCTTCACTTGCTTCATCAATAATTGCCTGTGCCTCTTCTGCACTCATACCATCACGTTGCATCAATATTTCTTTTATAGTTTCCATTTCATACCTCTTTCTTTAAAAAGTTTATTATATCATCATGAAACTTATCAAAAGCTGTTTGCTTTAAATAATCAATAGGAAAATATTCAGCTAATATTTCAAGTAGTTTGTGTATCTTCTTGACTTCATCAGCATTTAGTTCTTCAAGACTTGGTGTTCTTGTTGGCTTTGTTATCTGTTCAACGTCAATCATTTTTCTGTTTGAAGATTTTTTATAATCTATAGCTTCCATGTCTATATAGTTATATATCCTGCTTGCAGAACATCCAGCTATTTCTGCTGCTTCTGGTACTGTTACAAAATGTTTCATATTTTCGCCGCCTTTCTTTTTAAGTTTAAATTATGACAATATTTTTCATATTCAGCATAACCATAAACTTTTTCAGGTTTTTTGAGCCTGTCCCACTTTGCCACATCAACAAGATAGCCTGTAAAAACATAACAATGAATCAAACTCTCAATGTCATTTGCAGTTATATGGGCTGTTTTAATGCCTAAAATGTCTTCAACAAGTGTAAAGCCACCATGCCAGTATTCACCCTGGGCAATGGTCTCTGACCCATCAGCCATTGGTATATGCAATGTCCTCCCGGCAAAGGCTTTCTCTTTCGTGCGATAACAATATAAACTATTGTAGAATGTTTTGCTTTTGTCTACACCTATAAGTATATGTGTTGAGCCAACATCATATTTGGTATAAAGCAACTTTGGCTCTTTTGATAATACAAAAGCATGCTTTTCATTGAATTGAACTTTTGCAATTATTTTTCTCATTACCTCAATACCTCTTATTTTTATTACTGGTTGCTTGTCCAGTGCCAATCTACATTACATAACCAAACTCTGCCACAATCTCCTCAAGCTCTTTCTGCGTATTAAATATCTTAACAAGCTTTGGTATGCCTTTTCTCTTCTCACAATACCGCTCCCATGCACCATCTGTTGTCAAGTGCACCTCGTCCAACGTTCTGTCGCTCTTCATTCTTTCAATTGTACGACTCGCTTGTATCTTCTCTGCATCATTGCCTACAATTGAAACATAAACAAACTTTCTTTTTCCTTTATAAGCAGGATTCTCTGCTTTTAAATAAAATACTTTAAGATTATTTTCCATATGTTACCTCTGCTTTTATTATATCAATCATAAATAATGTTTCACCAATTGTTACTTCATTTGCAATATTATTTGCATTGAGCCATTTGTATAATGTACTCTTCAAATATTCTTTGTCTTGTTTTGCATCATAAGACATAAGAGAATATTCAAACTTAAAATTAGCCATGGCTGACTTTATTTTTTCTTGTCGTTCATTGACCATGGCCAATGGTCTGTTAATATCAGCAAGTACTGATTTTTGATTTTGCATCTCTTTACCTCACTTCAATATATTCTTCTGCTTTTTCATTAAAGCGTTTTACAACCTTATTTCTGCCTGGCAAACAAAATGGAAACTCTGTAAGTTCTGTTTTATCAATAAATATTGCTGTGCCAACTTTAATTGCCTTAAGTTTTCTTATTCTGTTGCCATTCAATATTAGTAATCTGATTGCCTGTTCAGAACGATTTGTTAACTCAGCAAAAACTTTACAATTATAATAATCTTTACCATTTATATTTGTAACTACATCAATAAGCTCTGTATTATCCTTTAATTTTTTGTTGCCCATTCTTAACCTCCAATATATAATTTTTTATATATATTATTTTTATATCTCAATTCTATTTAATCAATTATATCATATATCTAAATATATGTCAATATAATTATATCATATATATCTGAATAATCAATCATTTTTTAAATAATATCGAAGATTTTTATATAGAGATTTTGGATATATTTTTTGTTAATATATTGCTGACTGGTTGGGCTTTGTCTTGCTGACTGGTTGGGCTTTGTCTTGCTGACTGGTTGGGCTTTGTCTTGCTGGCTTTGTCTTGCTGGCTTTGTCTTGCTGACTGGTTGGCTGGCTTTGTGATAATGGCTCCGTGTCATGGGCCATTTGCCTATTGGTATATTCAAAAAATCATATATAGATTTTTTCCTACTGTGACAAACTTGTCATTTTGTGACAAATATATTAGTGTTAGGCGAGCCTAAATTGTCACAAGATAAATCTATACAATACAAGGATTTAGGGGCCCTTTGTGACAAATGTGACAATGTTACACCTATTTTTTGAATCTCGAAAAGGTCCTTTTTCAAAGTAGTTGACCCGAGTAAATCTTTGTAACATAAATAACGAATTATTTAAAAATTGAATAAATCCTTGTATTATATAGATTTATTTGATTAAATTTTGTGACATTCTCTCTTTTTCTCTGTTACAATGTTACAAATATTTTCAAATTGATTTTTAAAAACATTGAAAAATCAATAACCTCGCAATCGCTCTTTTATTTGTATATGACATATATGAATATAATTCCTTGTATTGTAAAGAATTAGCACTGGCTATATACGACATATTTAATTACAATTTTTGACCTTCAAAATACACTGAAAAAAACATAAATGATTGATATTCTTTATTGACGATTTAATGATTCTGGACCCGTGGCTTGCTGTCTATGACTGGCTGTCTATGACTGGCTGTCTATGACTGGCTGTCTATGACTGTCTGTCTATGTCTGTCTAACTTAAAGTAAACATGATTTTTTTATTAAATAAAAAGAACAAAAAAATAGCAGGCAATTTGCATTGCCTGCTATTTTGATTAGAGTTCTTCACTCTCTGCCGGCAAATATCCGGTCCAGTCTTTCGGAGGCTTTGCACCTTTGCCGACAACCTGGTATTTTCCATCTTTCAACTCAACCCATACTCTGTCTTCAGGAGCAACTTTTATCATCTCCCTGATTTTCTGCTTCATGGTCGGTGTACCATATTCAAACTTTGTGAATATTTCAACCGGTGTCATGGGACCTGCAAGAAGGGCTTCTTTAAGCGCATTGCCTACCCTTGGTCCTGCAATTCTCTGTCCTGTACCTGAAAGATACAGAATTGCCTGTTTGACATTCTCTTCAATTCTGGGCTTTGTGCTCAACCATTCATTTATGGTTTTTCTGGCTTCATCTTTTCTTGCCTGATAGGCTCTGGCAGCCGCACGTTTCTTTTCCATAAAAGCCTCTTTCTGTTCCATACTCATTCCCTCTGTTTGTTTGTTCATCTCTTTACCTCTTGATATTTATTTTAATTTCAAGCCAACGACTTGAATGATTTTGAAAGATAATCAATTTTATATATATTTGATTCTCTCTCTCTCTTTCCTTCTCTTTATTTTCAAAGAACAATTTCTTGATGATTTTATTATCTCATATATCTATTAATATGTCAATAGATATATGAGATATTTTATAATTATTTTTTATCATATCTTGATATTGAATTCAAGGAATAACTGAAATTTATATATTGAATCAAATCAAGATATTTATTATCAGCCATAATTAATAATATATCATTTTTATAATATATGTTATAATCTGGTCCAACTATATCAGAATCATCATTATATGATGATTTTTCTATCTCAAATGACAATTGTATTAGAATATTTTTATCTTCAATATCAATATCATATAGGATATAATTATCATTTTCATTATCAATATTATTTGAAATATTGATATTCATATTACCGTTTAAACATTTTTCTGTTAATTCTGAAATATTCATTTTATGCCTCTTTATAATATATTTATAATCATATATATGATTATATTTAAAATCTAATATTGAATTAGATTTTAAATATAATGATAATCAAATAGTTGATTATCATTATATATAATTATTCATATACAACTTTTAATCTAATTCTAATTAATCTGCAAATATTTTCATAATCATTATTAGACATTGATAAATTATTTTCATGAATATAATATAAAACAAAATCTTTTATCAATTCAAATATTGGTATATTATTAAAATTATCATTGATAGATTCTAATAAATCATTCTTGTATGATTCAAGAAAATCATTTTTAATTTTTACTAATTCTTGTGGTTTCATCTAAATTACCTCTTAATATAAATATATCATATATTTAAAAAATAATCAAGAATTATTTTTTAAATAATCGTTTAATAATCTAATATTATAAATAATTAGATTATATCTTTTTAATCTTGAATAATCATCGAGATTATTCAAGATTTTAATTTCTGCTATCAATTCATTTATTCTATTGATATTTTTGTATGAATTGATAAACGATTCAATATTTCTTATCTTTTTCATATTATAAATATATCATATATCTAATTTAAAATCAATCTTTTTTTTCAATTTTTAATCAAAAAAATGATGAAATAATCTCATGAATATTATAGCTTAAAGTTATAAATATATATAATTTAAAATCAATATTATATAAATAATATTATATAATAAATATAAAATAAATAATAAATATTATATAAATAATAATGAATATAATGGGCATGGAGTATAGAAAAAATATTATATAATAAATATAATATTTAAAGCAATAAAATAAAATTAGACAGATGCAAGAAAGTTAGATGCCCCCGGGCCCTTAGGGCCTTTTACCACTATTTCATAATATAGAAAAAAGATTCAAATATGTTATATATTTAATAGCACGTGTCAAGTGACCTGTAACCATTAACCTGTAACCATTAACCTGTAACCATTGACCTGTGACCTTCAATAATTAAGCAACATCACACAACCAGTGCCACATGACCAACAGCAAATAATAATCATTAAATTCGTTATTAACTATTAAAGATTATTTTTCCAGTGTCTTAATATACACATGATTATGAGATATTTTAAATGTCAATGACTATTAAAGTCTGTAAATAATGTTTTTGATTATTTCAGAAGGTTAAAATATAAAAATGTCAAAAATCTTCTATTATAAGATAATTTTTAATCAAAATCATTCAAATATGCTATACATAATATACTTATTTATAATTATTATTATCTATTGACATAATTAACATTTTATGATAAAATTGATAAAATTGGTTTGTAGTGTATAGATTTTTTATTTAACTGCAAGGAGGTATCGCTTGCACAGCTTAGAAGAAAAGAAAGAGCTCGTAATTGAAAATTATCGCATGTCATATGATTTAGACATAGCGATGTTGAAAGTCGGGCTAACAGATGATGAAAAAAAGCTATTGCTAAACGATACCTCTTTTATGTACCGTATAAATTATCAAGATGCTTTAATTCGTGAAGACATAATGGCAACAATGTTAAGCAACATGCATAATCGTGGACCTATATCACAAAAAGCAGCATTGGACCTGGCAAACGTATTATGGGCTGATAAATTCAAAAATAAAGAGTCAGGACCTCCATCAATAATACCAGACAAAATTATTTTGAAAGGTGAATAATGATACAAGAAGTACCTATTATTTTAAAAGTTAAACAAGAGCTCATTGATAATTGTAACGAAAGACATCGTATAATTGTTGGTGGACGTGGAAAAGGTGCCTCATGGTCAATAGCAAGAATATTGTTATTAGAAAGCATGGAACAAACATTATTCAATGTTTGTGTTCGTGAAGTTCAAAAAAGTATACAATATTCGGTACAAAAATTGTTAAGTGATACTATTAAAATGTTCAAGTGGGAATGGGCATATAGTGTCACAAAAAATGAAATAAAAAGTAAAATCAATGATTCACTTTTTATTTTTTCAGGACTACATGACCATAATTCAGATACAATTAAATCACTTGAAGGTGCTGATAGGTGCTGGGTTGCAGAAGCACAATCAATATCAAGACAGAGTATTGATATATTAAGACCAACAATAAGAAAAGAGAATGCAGTATTTTGGTGGGACTTTAATCCTCGATATAGCAGTGACCCTGTTTATGTTGACTACATAAGAAATAAAGACCCAAATGCTAAAGTATTATGGCTATCATTTAAAGACAACAAATGGTTTCCAAAGTCGCTTCAAAAAGAAAAAGATGCTGATTATAAAAGAGACCTAATAAGAGCAAAACATATATGGGAAGGTGAATTGGCAGATGCCAACGAGACATTTGTGTGTCCAGCAGAACTTGTTGAAAAAGCTCAACAGAGAATTATTACACGAACAAGACCCAGGGTGCCACAAATTGGTGCTGATATTGCACATCAAGGTGGCGATGAAATAACATTTTATAAAATTATTGACAATAAAGTTGTTGATTATTATATTGGTAAGTATCAAAATACAGTTGACACACTTAATGACCTTAAAACGTTTGCAACAAAAAATAGTATAATAAAAATTGATAATGGTCATTTAGGCTCAGCAGTTGCTGATTTACTTGAACATGATGGCTATACTGTGTTTAGAATAAATTTTGGTGGCACACCAAAAAATAAAGCACACTATGAAGATATTGCAACAGAAATGTATTTTGAGTTACGAGATAATCTTGAAGTAATGCAGATTCCTTGTGATGAAGAATTGGCTATACAAATTTATACAAGAAAATATGACTATATAAATGGCAAACGTGGGTATGAAGTTATGAAACTTGAAGATAAGAAAACATGGGCAACGCACACACATGCTTTACACAAATCGTCAGATAGGGCTGATGGCTTAGCTCTTGCTAATTATGTTCCTGAAGGTGGAGAAGATATGAGTGGATTAGCTGGCAGCATATTAGGGTATGGTACAAACATATGACTTTAATTGACTTGTTCAAAACACTTTTTAATAGAAATAACACACATACAGAAATAGTTGTAAAGTCAAATACAACTAAAGAAATAGACTTTGAATATCCAGATAAAACAGATAAAGCTTTTGTACGTGGCCTTTATCATAATACAAACAAAAATTATAGTCTTGCTGCACACTTAACAAAGACAATAATAAACAATAATGTTAATTTCATTGGTGAACCTACGCTATATGCACAGAAAAAGATAATTGATATTATTGAAAGTGTAGATATTAATTATAGAAAAGTACACAGAGCAATAGAACTTGATGGTGATGTTTTTATTTGGCCACAATGGGATGATACAAAAAAGAAAATTGTTCTTGTAAGTATACCTATCGATGTAATTGATACAATTTTTGTGAATCCTATGACAAAAGAAGTTGTTGGTTATAGATTTAAAGAAAATATAACTTATTCAACTATAAATGAGAAAAATAATCGTGTTAGTATAACATATATTATAACAGCAAAAACTATACAAAAAATATTTACCGG